TTCTCAAGAACTTCAATACCCGTCACGCTCTTAGCGCGAACTGGTTGGGAGGCCATCGCCTTGATGAGTTGTTGGGTCTCATTGAAAGACTTACGAAGCTCATCATTCTCTTTTTGGAGTTTGGACGTCACCGCAGCGACGGTCGACTTGATGAGTTCTTCTTGTTCTTTTTTGGTGGACTCGGCCTTTTTGAGAACTTCAGCTTCTTTGGCCTTTTCAGCTGCTTCAGCTTTAGACTTCTTGAAGGCTTCAAATTCGGCAGCTTCTTCTTCGGTCACTTCGAATGACTTCTTGAAAGGAGCAACCTTTGGCGCCGCAGGCTTGCTGGCAGAGTGTCCAGCCGCCGTGGTCTGATCGATAGACTTAGCTTGCTTCTTAGCTTCTTCGTTTTCTTCTTCAGCTTGAACGCCCGCGATCGATGCGTCGTATTGACCATCGCGTTTGCCATCTTGATCGTTCTTAGGAACATCAGAGATTTGCTTAGGGCGACCAGCGCCGCGCGAGGCGTCATCTTGCATCGCAGGAGCCGAGGCAATCGCTGCATCAGCAGTAGTTTTTGAATCGCCAGCAATGTCAATCGACTTGCTGACTTCGTCGCTGAACACTTCATCAAGAAGCGTATCAATCGATTTGGCCAGATCTTCGTTTTGTGCAGTCTTGTTTTCAGTGCTCATTATAAACTCCTAAATTTCCAAAGCTTACGACATCATTCCAGCAGCTTGAAGAGCCGCAAGAATGTCGTTGATTTTAGCTTCGATCGCATCCAAGCGAGTTTCGGTTCCAGCCAAAGGAGCAGCGTTAGAGCCAGTTCCGTCTACGCCGACCAAGTTGGAAGAAGTGATGTCCGCGACGTTCGCGGCAGGTCCGCTACCGTTGGAATCAATGGCCGCAGCGACTTCAGCGCCGAGGTCTTTATCGGCCAGGGCGTTCTTGATAGCTTTTTGTGCGTTGGTAGACAGTGACATGGGAATTCTCCTAAAACGTTATAGTCCAATTATACCGAAACTGTTCTTTATCCTTTCACGCCTGGACGGACGTGATCGCGATCTCCGACTTGCTTGGCCGCGTCAGACTGGGCCCGAATCTTTGCCTTGTCGTGCTTGGATCCACCGGACTCTTCCGCGATCTGATGGAGCTCAGTCCGCGACTTATCTTTGTTCCGCTCGTAGTCTTCCCGTTGGCGAGCGTCTTCGTACAGTTTGTGTTCACGCTCTTTGCCCGAGGTATTATGAATACGCAGACCTTTTTCGAACTTGGTCTCGAGACGATCTTTTAGAGCTTCCCAAATAACGGTGCGGGAGTGATCAGGATATAGCACTTGAAGTTTATCTAAGACACTAATAAGATTGGACTTATACATGTCCGCGCCCATTACCTTCATCTTCTTTTTCTTCTTTGGCTTATCGTCTTGAGCCTTCATATCTGAAGGCTGGAGAGCGTCGCCACCCGTCTTTGCATCAGGAGCGCCCGCAGCACCCGCTCCGATGGAGAGGGCTTTCTGGACAATGGCCATGACTTGTGTGGCCGTAAAAGTAGGTTCAACCACGGATGGGGTGGTTGCTTCGGCTGGTTGTTCTTCGGCTGAAATCTCGAAAGACTCCGCCGCGTTCATTGACTTCACGATGTCAGCAAATGTCGAAGAATTCACTGGGTTCATGGTGAGGGCAACAGCCGTAATCTGGCACTTGCGGATAATAGTTGGGTTGGTCGGATCGCGCTCGAGAATGCGACCTTCGACAGACAGGCCCATGCGGCCGCGGTCACCTTCGCCAAGCGATTCCATGATTTCGCGGACAGCCTTAGCCTTCGTGTGGTTCTTGAAAAGGCGGCCTTCGATGAAGGTGCCCTTGGCAGTCCGCTCGTAGCCATCGAGAACACCAATGGTATTCTCCGGTCCTTTTTGATGGTCCCAATTCAAGACGCCCTTCTTCTTGTCGATTGGGGTCAAGTCAAGTCCCTTTTGCATGATGACTTCGCCTTGTTGATCCACAGATTCTGTGGAGGCTAAGCCGCGGATTTTATAAGAACCGTCAGCCGCTTTTGTCAAGTCAGCTGGGACTACGAAGCTAAACTTGTCTTTTTCGAGGGTAGGCGAGTCGACGTTGACCATGGGGTAATCTCCGAAAGAACTTAGCTTTCTACCCTAAATTATATCTGGAGTAGTTAGGTTTCATTCGGTGGGGTCTTCAGATTCGAAGTCCATGAAATTCTCGACCACAATCTCGTTGTCTAGGTCGTCTGCGTTAAGATCTTGTAGGAGCTCAGAAGCGCCATTGGCTTTGAGCGCGTCAGTAAGCTCGAGCATGGCTTGTTTGAGCATGAAGTGGGTCTTGGTATTTGACCACCCGAACAGGGCAGCTAGCTCAGACTGGACGAGCTCTTTCATTACGCCGTCTTCATCAGACTTGGCCTGGACATATCTCCAGAAACAATACTGATGTTCAGCGGAGTTGATCCACCACGGGCAGGGTGGTTCGTCCTGAGATTTACCGAGAGCCCCAGGTTGTCCTTGCGGACAAGCTGCTTCTGGAAGATACTCTTTCGAGATCGGGCAGCAGCGCCAAAAATTATTGGCCCTGGGTGGCTCTGGTTTCTTTATGAGAGTGAGTTTCGGTTTGTCGGTCATCCGTGATCCCGCGAGAGCGTCTGTCCATGACGCTCAGATGTGTATTGTGGGAACGAAAATTACCGAAACATTTCCGAGAATTTCGAAGTCAGGATGTAGGAGTCAACGAATTTCGTTTGCTGGAGCAAGCTCATCTTGATCGCAGACATGACGTTTTCGCGGTCGCTATCCATAACGTTCCCAAAATCAATACTCTCAGGTTCCTTCATCAAAGGACACTTAGAAAACGTGACTTTGACATCTCCGAAGAAAGTCTGGAAACTCACGACTTCGGTACCGTCCATCGACTCACCGCAACGAAGAGCAACTTGCTCGTCAGCTGCCTTAGCATCAACCGCGTCAAATCCATAGACCCAGTATTCGTTCAGGACGAGAGTTTCGTAAGCCTTGGTGTCCATACCCATGCGAGTAGCCGCCACGAAGTCGAGCTGGTCAACCGTCCGGCGAATCATACGGTAGCGGGTTTCGAGCTCTCCTTTAACTTGACCGCCGAGTCCGCCTACGCGAGCGCGGTGACTCATCAGCGTGCCGTTGCGGGTGATGTATCGGGTATCGAGGTTTTGAGCGATTTGAAAGCCCATGGAAGCTGCAAAAAGAGTAATGGTATCAACCTTCTGAGGCAGAGCCTTCGCGAAGTCGATGAGGTCATTACCCGCGTCGATGTCTCCGCCTGGAGTGTCGAGAACGAGTTGAAGGTGTGTATCTTTAGAATTACGACGGCTGGCAGCTTGGAGAGCTTTCATGGCCTTGGCGACCGACGAGCCCGTCACTGGGCCGCGAAGAGTCACGGCTGTGCCTTCTTCTAGGGTGATCGTCTTCTTGATCTCTTGGTTTTTAACCGGCGACGTGTCTTCGAGAGTGACCACCGTTGCAGGGATCGCCTTCGCTTCCGGAGCGGCTGGGTTAACAGACGTAGTACTGGTTTTCACAGGAAGCGCGCGGTTAGCCATCTTCACCCCGAGAGGGGCTAGGAGCGTCGCCGCAATAAGCGAAAGAACGATTAAGGTGGTCTTCATGATTTCCTCTTTGCAGTTTTACCCTAACCGAGCTTTTGCTCGGCGAGAGTGCAGTTGTGTCAAAGCCAAGTCACAGACCGAGATTTCGTTCTTGAGTTTCTTGACCATCGGAAGGAAGACGGGGGCCTGTCTCAACGCGAACGTAAGCAGGTCTCTCAACTGTTGTCTTTTGCTCAGAATTTGGAATTCTAACGCTTCCATTCTCAGATTATACCCGGAGGAAGCTAGGTGGAAACTAGGACAGTTGATTTTTGCTGCACTTTACGGACCAAGCACACGTCTTGCAATAATCGGGCGTCATAGGCGGGAGGGCCTTCTTCTCAGCATAGTCCTTGACAATCTGAATCTTTTGTACGATGGCTTTGAAGACTTGACTTGCCTCAGTAACAATGAATTCCTTCATCACTGACTTGTTCTTCGAGTAGTAAACAAAACGCATGCCGTTGGCCTTCTTGAAGTTGGCCAGTTCGGGGATGTGGGCGTACTTGCCCTCAGCGAGGTCCCTATTGAAGAGGTAGAGATACAATACGCCTTGCATCATGTGGTCAGGTTTTGGCCCCACAAGCTCGGAGTATCCGAATTCGTGGATCGATTTGAACTCGCCCAGCCACAAGCCGTCGTCAAGCGTGCAGACCAAATCGATCTTGCCGAGGCGGACACTC